AGTTTAAGTTTCCCTTTGGCCATATCACAATCCCTGCACCTTTTGATGGTGTATGGGTTGTAATCCGGCATGGTCTTCTGTTCTTTTCCCGGGTTGAACCGGAAGATGCCTTTGGTGTCCCTTTGAAGGGCTGACTCGCCCAATGCCATTGCCTCATCGTAGGGCGTTTCCGGATATTTGGATTTTCGTACCTGGACTACGGTGCACCTGCAGTTCCATCCATTTGGCGGGAAATACTCTTCCCAAAAGGGGTCTGCCATAGGTCGTGTTACCCCATGCAGTTCGGCATGTTCCGGGCGAACCTTGCCATCCCCGGCCGTCCGGTACTGGAGGTTGTAGCGGTCCCCGTCTTCTGCGAACCGTTCCCACTTGGCGGCCATAGTCGCCGAAGCCTGCACAAAGTTGTACTCTGCCCGGAGGTAGCCCCGATTATAGGTTTCGTCTATCTTCCGGACATCGTTCAAAAAGCGTTCGAACGTTTTTCGATTGCCGTTCTCATCCAGCAGGGAGGGGAAGGCTTCGTTCAGTTCATGGAACGTCTTTAGGCCTGAGAATATATAATCCGACCTCTGCAGGCGCCCTCGCATGGCCTCGGACATCTCCACCTGCCGGAATGAAGAGTCCAGGACGGAGGCGTGCGTCTCTATAAAGTCCTGCGCCTCTTCTGAAGCCAGTATGTTGATTTCAAGGTTTGCCCCCTGCTCCCGGAACAGGGCTTTCATCATGCGGTCGAACATCTCTGTAAGCTTGTCACGCATCAATTTTGCCTCGTCCTCTTTTGAGAGTTGGAGGGTATGATTGCCAAGCAATGAACTGTAGCGTAGATGCAGCCCCGAATAATCCTCGGGGCTCAGTCGAAAAAACGGGATAGCGTTCCAGCCTGTTTGTCGTCTTTCTTCTTTTTCGGATCTGCCGGGTCCGGCTCTTCCTTCGGTTCCTTCTCCTCGCACGGAATGCCGTATTTTTCCTCAAAGTACTGTGGCTTCACCTTGTAGTGCTGCAGTACCATTTCTTCGTAGGCTTTCTGCTGTTCGGGAGTGTAGTCAATGGAGTAGTCCCAATCAAAACGCAGTCCCTTGACAGGAAAACCGTGACGAACCATGCGCGGAATGAGCTGGTTGTTCACTATATCCCGCAGCATGTCGCAGTCACTTTCCACGAGGTTCTGGAACACTTCAAGGTGCGTTTCAGACTGTGAGAGGCTGCTTCCGTCCTCAATGGTCATCGTTTGTCCGATGATAAGCTTTGACAGTTCGGAATTGGCCCGATCGATGCGCTTGTCATAGACATTGAATGCATCTCCCTTGCCGCTTTCCACAAATTCGATTTCGGTTTCCATTCCTGCCACCATGGAGAGAGCGGTTCCGGCTTCACGCAGCATCTTGTCAAGGCGGTCGATTTCTTTCTGGTCGCGCGAGGTGGTGCGTGCTATACGCATGGGCATTCCGAATATTTCCCCGAAGGTATCCCAAAAAGCCAGCATATTCTTTTTGGGGATAGTCTGTGAAGCTGCCTTGAGATACAGCCCGAGGTCGTCAGGTCTGCCGGCCTCAATGAGCCAGTCCGAAAAAGGCGGCTGGCGGTAGTCTATACCTGTAGTCCAGTCCTGTCCGAGGTCGGTTATGACACGCCCATATTCAGGAATGACATGCTTACGCGGAATAAGCTTCACATCCGAATAACAGATGCAGCCGTCGCCGTCAGTGCAAAGGTCGCCCAATTCGATGAGCGAATGTCCCCAGTAGATGGAATCGAGCGCATATCGCATGAGCTGTTTGAACCAGGATTGGTCGAAGAAGTGTACCGCCTCCTCGTTCTCATCCCCTTTCACGTCTACGATTTTGAAAGAGCGTGCCATGACAAACCCTCTGCGCTGCTCCACGCATCCGGAGAGGTGAAGATCTATTTCCGCGTCCCGGTAGATGTCGTACAGGCGCTGGCGGCTGGGGCTGTCCACATTGATGGCCGACTGCCAGGCATCGCGCCAGTTCTTGATGTCCTTCCGGGTGAGTGCATCGGTGGTGCGCTGCAGGTCGATGACCATTTTCTGCACCCGCTTGATGTCTTTCCCCTTGGCCAGATTAAAATTGCCGTATGGCGTTTGCAGTACGTTTTTCGGTTTACTGGAAAACATACCGCTGAAAAAGTCTTTAATATCCATAGTCCTACCAATTATGATGAAGCTGCTTCTGACAGCTGTAAACAAGTGAATTTCCGGACGGAAGCCCATCTTCTCCGACAGCCAAGGGCAAATCAGGGACAATTTTTCCGGCCTGTACGCCTTCAAGCCACTTGATGGCCCGTTCATATCGTTCCTTGCGTATCTCGCTTCCCATCTTTTGTGGCATGGCTGCGCTCATGTGGTAAAGTGAAATGTCGCAGGTGTACATGACAATGAGCCGGTTCCGGTGTTCATCCTGTGCAGAGAAAATGGCCGTACAGTCGTATTTCGGCCGTAGATAACCGGCAATTTCTTCCCGGGCTTCCGCTTCTGCATTGGTACGGTTTTCCGGGCTTACCTGGGAGATGACCTTCAATGCGTTGTCGCCGATGACAACTTTGTAATCTTCTTCTGTAATGAACATGACCTTATTATTTAGTGATGAATAATGCCATTTTTTCTATATCCCGGATAGTGGTTCCCTTGCGGAAACGGTGGCGGTGAATCAGTTCGCAGATATTCCTTTTGGGGACAACTTTCAGTTTGCCGCCCATATACAGGACGTAGTATTTTCTTCCGTAGAGCTTGGCATACTTGCAAGCACGGGCAACGGCACGGAGAAACATCAAGCCCCTTCCTCTACCGATACCGCAACAAAAGGAAAAGGAAATGACTTATTACGAAACAAGCCGCCCCGATTGGGGAATGTACGAAATGTACAGGCGCGAAGAATTGCGAGACGCAGAAATTGCGATCGAAGAAAGCCGAGAAGATGACAACAGGAAGAATTTCAAATTATTCCACGCGCAAATCATGCAACACGTCATCAAGGAAGCCTACGAGTTTCGCAAATGCGCTATCGAATGTGATGACCTGGAATACTCGCAGAATGATGGCGAATGGCGAACTTGCTTGCTAGACGGCGCGGAATTTCTCGAATTGAGTAGCAACAAGTACGAGAACGAAGAAATCAAAGACGCGCTGATTTGGGCAACTAAATCAAATCACGCTGATTTGCGAGTAAGCAAAATCGACGAACTGGCAAACCAATGGAAGGAAGCGGCATGAAAGCATTGACCCAATACCTGACAGACGAAGCGAAGCAGGCGAGGCGTGAGTTTATGCAAAAGGTCATCGCCCTGCCCTTTAACTCAAAAATCAAAGCCATGCCGTGCAATGCCGGAGCGAAGCACCCAGACATCATGTTGGGCAATGCCCGGCTGATTCTCTTGAGACACTTTAACGAGATGGTTTCACGGCTTGAGCGCAAAACCGACCACAGTCGCGCGGTATTGACTGCCGCGCAATACGGAATCTTCGACATCAATCAACTTTTGCAGTAGGTAAAAAAATGAAATACGCAATCAGAACAGTTTTAGCTGTAACAGCCATCACGGTAGCCGCTTATAGCTTTCCCGGCAAAGCCGAGAAGCCGGAAGAGCCTGAAACAATCAGCCAAGAAGCACAAATTGAACAAACATATGAAGCCATGCCTGATGAAGTAAAGGTCATGGGAGATGCGGAGATTCAGCCATGCAACACATTTTGACAACCTGTTATGTAGCCAAGCCCAAAGGCCATAGTCATATCAGCAAGCATTGCGGCGCTCGAATGAGGAACGAAAACGGCGTTTGGAACGTTTGGCAAGACCTTGAGACATTCGCCCGAAACACTCACGCACTGATTCTCAAGAAGAACGCAGGGCGCAAGAAAATCAACGAGAAAACTTTTAAGACAAAAGTGGCGGCTGAAAAGTATTTCAACAAGCTACTGGAAGGCTAATCATGTGTCAGGAACTGATGTTTTATTGCCAAGTCATGCAAGAACTTGAGCAACAAGAAGAAAACGAAAGGAATAAAGAAAATGAGTTTCCCGCAAGAAGTATGGAAAACCCTGTCAGCAGTGAACGTAAATGACAAGGTAGAGAAAAAGAACGGGCTGAGCTATCTCTCATGGGCATGGTCATGGCAGACGCTGATGGAACACTACCCCGAAAGTAGTTTTGAAATGCACCCTGAAAAGTTTTTTTCAGACGGCACGGCAGAGGTAGGCGTAACGGTAACCGTTAAAAAGGACGACCAAGCTGTTAGCCGTTATATGTGGCTTCCAGTCATCGACCATCGCAACAAGGCTATTCAAAACCCAAACAGTTTTGACATCAACAAAAACAAGATGCGCTGTCTTGTTAAATGCTTGGGAATGTTCGGGCTTGGCTTGTATATCTACGCAGGCGAAGATTTGCCGGAAGCTGAAAAGAATCCGCCGTTTGACCTTGCCGCGTATGAGAAAGCAGTAGTTGAAGCGAAAACGGAAGATGAATTAAGACAAATCTTCGCAGACGCTTGGAAGCACACGGACGGGAATATCAGAGCCAAAGTTAAGGATATTTACGAAAACCGTAAAGCTGATTTCAAGGAAGAAGAATAAGGGTTTGATATGTTGAATGTTTTTATTGACATTGAGACTATTCCGAATCAGAAACAGGGCGCATTTGAGGTGATTCTTCACGATGCTGCCCTGAATTTCAAAGCACCGAGCGACTTGACGAAAGAAAAAGCCGCTGCTGATTTGGGAATCACGGATAAAGACGAAATCAAGTTTACGTCTAAGGCTTCAATGATTGGACGTTGGGAGGCCGTCATGGCTTCTTCCAAGTCCCATGAAGTGGCAGAGGATAAGTACCGCAGAACAGCGTTAAATGGCGGTTACGGCGAAGTTTGCGTTATCGGCTTGGCGGTAGATGATGGCGAGCCTGAAGCCATCACAGGCGAAAACGAAGCGGAAATTTTAGCCAAGTTCAACCAATTCATTGACCGAATTAAAGCCGATGTTCCGCGCCCGAATATTCGATTTATTGGGCATAACGTTGAGTTTGACATCCGCTTCTTATTTCACCGATTTATCGTGAATCGTATCAAGCCTGCTATCAACTTGTATTACTCGCAATACAGTGAGAATTTCGCAGACACTATGCAGATTTGGGCTGGACGTGGGAATCGTATCAAGCTGGCAGAGTTATGCGAAATATTAGGTATCCCAAGCCCTAAAGACGGCATAGACGGCTCACAAGTTTGGGATTATGTAAAAGCCGGACGAATCGAAGAAGTTGCAGAGTATTGCAAGAAAGACGTTATCGCAACGCGCGAAGCGTACAACAGAATGACATTTCAATTTTAAAAAGGAAACAAAATGCTGAACAAAGTAATTTTAATTGGCCGCCTTGGCCGTGACCCTGAAACGCGCTTCATGCCGAACGGAGAAGCTGTCTGTAACTTTTCCGTGGCTACAAGCGAGAAATACACCGACAAAAACGGACAGCGCCAAGAGGCCTCCGAGTGGCATAACGTAACTATGTACCGCAAATTAGCGGAGATTGCAGGGGAATACCTGAAAAAAGGCAGTCAAGTGTACATCGATGGCAAAATTAAATCCCGTAAATACACCGATAAGAACGGAGTGGAGCGCACGGCTTACGACATCATCGCCAATGAGATGAAGATGTTGGGCGGTAATGCACAAACACCAGCGCAGAAACCACAGCCAGCACAGGCACAAGAAGATATTTCGGACGACGTTCCATTTTAAGAGATAAAAAATGACTGAATATATTTTCAAAATTTCTGCCGATGATGTAGGCGTTGATTTGGAAGCACCTGATATTAACCCGGCACATGAAGATAACGTACCTGAAAAAATTGCTTACTTATCGGCGGTATTAGTATCAATTTTTATTAACGATATTGCCAAGCATATCAAAGAAAACCCAAAAGGTTTTATTGTTAGTGCTCAAACCATGATTAATAACGCAGAGTTCCTAAAAGGTAAAGTAAATTAACCAACCACAGGCAGACGGCCTAAAACGTCCGAGCCGTTGAGAGGACGGCTACAAAGTGCTGGCAGACTTTAACCGCCTGAATAGAGGGCTATTCAGACGGCCATGCAGAAAATTCTGATTCCTTTTGAGCAAAACACAGGAATCAGCCTAATCAATTACAACCAATTCCGCAAAGACTTGGTACAAGCGGAAATTATTTAGGGCTATCAAATGGATATTCAAGAAATCATCGAATGGTTTAAGACGGCCAAGCCAAATCCGACAACGGACGACATCGCCGTACAGATTGGTTGTCATTTTGAAGAAATCGCAGAAATGCAAGAAGCTTTAATGCGTGGTACTCACTTAAGAAACCATATTGCAAATTACGCTGATAAATTCAAAGCCAAAGAACAAACCGCCGTCAGAACCGTTGAATTTGTGAAAGAAAGCCAAAATCGAAGCATTGAACTGCTAGACGCGCTTTGCGACCAAATCGTTACAGCCATCGGCGTGGGCTATATGATGGGCTTTGACATGGCAGGCGCACTGGACGAAGTGAATAAGTCGAACTGGAGCAAGTTCAAGGACGGCGCACCGGTATTTGACGAAAACGGCAAAATCGCCAAAGCGGACGGCTACTTTAAGCCTGATTTGACGAAGTTTTTAAAGGCAGGCCATGCGCCGGCGGTTGAATAACTACCAATCCGACAGGCGGCGGAAATACCGCCTGATGAAGATACGAAAGGCAAGAAGATGAAAATTGATTTTAAAAATAAAACAGTAATCAAAACAGTAGATAATATTTTTTTAATACTATTCTTGATACCATTAGCTGTATCAGTATTGTCATCTTTTGCAGCTTTGGTATTACTAATTTTGGCGCGGATTTTCTTCTTCTTATTCCTTTTGGCCTCATATCCTATTCTTTTGATTTTGAAGAGATTATCTAGTGGTAAATATGACCCAGTAAGTCCCTTCAAATATGCAAAATCAACTATCAAACACGCCAATAGCTTCTTTCTTGATATTTTAGATTTTTGCTTATATTGCAAGTAATAAAAGGATTTTTGAATGTACCTCACAGCCCAAGAATGCGCCGACCTGCTACACGTCAAACGCGCAACATTCGTTAATCAGACCTGCAAACAGGCAGGATTCCCAAAGCCTTTTGTCATCTCGCCGCGTAAATTCTTATGGCCGAAAGCAGAAGCACACGACT